GAATATGATAGATTAAAGACACTCTTTATATCTGTGGAACAATCCAAAAGCGAACTTGTAGATAATTTAGTCAATCAAGCTGCATTTATGAAAGTGGAACTTGATAAGTTACAAGAGCAAATTAGAAAGCATGGAGCTATCCAGATATCAATTAAAGGAATGCAACGACAAACTGAAGCAGCCAAATACTATACAAAACTTGTGAATTCTTATGGAACTGTTATTAAAACACTTAATACAATACTTGGAACACAAGTAGATGATGGAGATGATGCATTTGATGAATTTCTTAAGAGAGCAAATGAATGAATTATTTAATCGAATACTACAATGCAATTGAAAAAGGAAACATCATAGCCGGAGAAGAACTTAAAACTCAATTGAATCAGCTCATTCGAGATTTGGATAATCCAGCATACATCTTTGATGAGAAACCAGGCAATTTAAGAATCGATTTTATTGAAACCTTTTGCAAACATACCAAATCTCCATTCAACGGACTACCATTTATTTTAGAGCTTTGGGAGAAAGCATTAATTCAAACAGCGTATGGATTTAAAATGGCTGATTCAGGACTTAGAAGATTCAATGAAGTTATATTACTGATTGCTCGAAAGAATGGCAAGACTACTTTTGTAGCAGGTATCGATTTAGCTGAATTCTTTCTATCAAGTGGTGGTGTCGATATTGTTTGTGCTTCTAATACAACAGAACAAGCTAATATTCTATTTGAAGAGATAAACAACATGAGAGAACAGTCGCCATCTTTATCAAAAGATACCAGAAGCAAAAAGAATATCTTTCACATCTATTCTCCAAAAACAAAAAACAAGATAAAGAAATTATCAGCTCAATCAAGAAACAAAGATGGTTATAACATAGAAGTAGGATGTATTGATGAAGTGCATGAAATGACCGATTCAAAAGTTTATGATGCGATCAAGCAATCTCAATCAACCAAAAATGAACCACTCATATTTATCATAACCACTGAAGGGACAACCATCGGTGGTTTTTTAGATAGCAAACTAGATTATGCAAGAAAGATGTTGAAAGGTGAAATTCAGGATGAAAGAGTACTAGCTTGGTTATATACTCAAGACTCAACTAAAGAAATCTATGAAGATACTCTGACATGGCAAAAGTCAAATCCAAGTATTGGTGTAGTTAAAACTCCTTCATACCTAGAAGATGTCATGAATAAATCAAAACATGATTTATCTACTAGAGTGACGATGCTTTGTAAGGATTTCAATATCAAACAAGCAGACTCTGGCTCTTGGTTATCGTTCGAAGATTTAAATAATGAAGATGATTATACAATTGATGAGTTAAGAGATTCTTATGCAATTGGTGGTGTTGATCTATCTTCAACAACCGATCTAACTGCAGCAGTTCTGGTTATCCAAAAAAGAGATAGCAATAAGAAGTTTGTTATTCCACATTTCTTTATGCCTAGCGAAGTTGTAGAGAAGAGAATCAAAGAAGATAACGTACCCTATGATATTTGGATCAAGAAAGGTTTTGTGACGTTAACTGAAGGAAATCAAAACGACTTTAGTTTGGTTACTCAATGGTTCATGAAGATGATTCAAACATATGGCATTAGACCTTTGTGGGTTGGATATGACCCCTGGAACTCACAGTATTGGATTAAAGAAATGGAAGACTTAGGATTTAACATGGATAAAGTTAGACAAGGTATCTATTCATTATCTGAACCGATGAAAATCTTAGAAGCAGACTTAAAAAACAACTTAGTGAATTACAACAACAATCCAATCATGAAATGGTGTTTGTCTAACACACAAGCGAAGGTTGATCTAAATGGAAATATTCAACCGTCAAAGCTAAACTCGAAATACAAACGAATTGATGGTACTGTTGCATTAATCATTGCTTATGTTGTTTTAAATAGGTATAAGACAGATTATGAAAACATGATATAATTACCCTTAAGAGGTGGTTATATGTCAGAGGCAGAAAGATTTGTTAGAATTTTGAATAATAACAATGCTGTAAATTATTATGGCGAAACATCAAAAAGATATCTAGAGTTATTTTCAAAAAGAATGGAAACGATGAATATAGCACATTTTGATAGACCTGATATTGTTATTGGTGATAATAGTTTCACCTATTTTTTTGAACATTTCATCTTCGACTCTTCTGAAAACACCAAAAAAGGAACTGAAATGAGAAAAGAAGAAGCAAGAGTAACGAGAGACTTCGATTTGCATGCAAATAAAAGTTTAAGAAAATCACCTGATAAAACAGTAATTAAACGAGATATATATACATCTGATAGAAGCATTCAAAACTATATAAGCAATTATAAACGCAACTTTACAAATCACTACAAAAAACTGGAAAATTATATGAAACATGCAAAAGTAGATGAGTTGCAGATGCCATATGAATTCGGATTTGTAATTGAGAATTCTTCCAATCTTCCAGATATTGTTTTAGATGAAAATGATAAAACACAAATTTTACTTCCAATTCATCTAAAGGAACTGTTAGATTTGATGGAAAACAGTCCAGAAATTAAAAATATATTTTATATAACGCAAAGCAATATGTCAAAATATTCAGTTTTCTATTTTAGAAATGAAGGCACATTAAGTCAAGAAATTGAAGACTTAGGAATCAAAGATTACACTGATAAAGAACTTATTAATTTAAAAGGACATTCCTTTGGATTTGCTATCCCAATACCAAAAGAATAACAGGAGGTGCACATGGGTCTCATTAAACGAAAGCAAAAAACTGGATCATTTGATGCACTCCAGTTAATTAGTAATTTAAATACTTTTTACACACCATTTGGAACTAACATTTCAAAAAGTGATGTTGTAAAAATTTGTATTGATCGAGTAGCTAGCCAATGTGCTAAACTCAAACCAAGATTTATCAAAACCGAAAATGATAAGACAGTGACTGAGAAAAAAGGTCGACTGTCTTTTCTTTTGAAGTATAAGCCAAATGAAATCATGACTCCCTATGATTTTATATACAAAACAATCACATTATTACTACTGAATGATAATGCATTTGTCTATCCGAAATTTGATAAGGATTCCGGTGAACTATTAGGTATCTATCCTTTACGACCAATTACAGTTGAAATTATAGTGGATAGTACAGATGCTTACTTCATTAAGTTTCTGTTTGATAATGGGGAGTCTTATATTCTTCCTTACGATAATATAATACATTTGAGACGCCATTTCGGACAAAACGATATCTTTGGTGGAAGTGGATCAACTGGTGATCATGAAGCGATTCTAAAGACAATCTCAATTAATGATAGTTTACTTCAGGGAATCGATAATGCTGTTAAGTCATCTATGCAAATCAAAGGTATCATCAAGATGAATGGGATGTTATCAGAGGTAGATAAGAAAAAACAACGAGATCTATTTGATGCGGCACTTTCTGAATCTATAAGTATGAAAGGAAGTTCAATCATACCGATTGATTTGAAGTCGGAATATATACCTTTACAAGTCGATCCTAAACTCATTGATAAAGATACACTTCAATTTTTGCAAGCAAAGATTCTGGATTACTTCGGTGTATCTGTTCCAATCTTTACTAACAAATACACAGAAGATGAGTATAACTCATTCTATGAGTCAACGATAGAGCCTATTGCTATTCAATTAAGCGAGGCTTTTTCTTTAGGATTATTAACTGAGAATCAATTAGAGCGTGGAGAGCAGATCATTTTTTATAGTGAAAGATTGCAATATGCATCATGGAATACAAAAGTAAATGCCATTGAGAAACTTATGAGTCTTGGCATTATGTCACTGAATGAATCAAGAGCATTGTTAGGATTAGAACCAATTGAAGGTGGAAACAAACGACTTCAATCATTAAACTTTGTCGATGCCGATAAAGCAAATCAATATCAAGTAGGAACTAAGGAGGAAAAGCCAAATGAAAATAACAGTTAATGGGAAAATATCAGAGGAAGCGTTAAAAGTTATATTGGAAACACAAAAGATGAAATCAATCATTATAGATGATTATTGCAAAAAGGAAAAATTACATTCTCTATTCTATAAGGACTCTGAACTAGAATATGAATATCAGCTAACTGAGAAACAAACAGCAACAAAACCTAAGAAAGTAGAGGTAAGAAAAGATGATCAAGGAAACTAGACTTGCAGACGTAACTCTTCATGAAGAAGAGGATAAGATGATATTAGAAGGCTATGCGTTAGTCTTTAATAACGAAACACTTATAGGTGATCAAGAATATGGTTTCATTGAAGAAATCGATTCAAGAGCATTATCAGAGACCAAAATGAAGGATGTTCCTATGAAATATAATCATATGGACTCCTTTTTAATTATCGCTAGAACTAAGAATCAATCCTTATCGCTTACAGTAGATAGTATTGGACTCAAAGTACGTGCTGAGTTACTTGATACCAATACGAACCAGGACATCTACAAAATGGTAAGAAGTGGTTTATTAGACAAGATGAGTTTTGCCTTTACTGTGGATGAACAAGTATGGAACAGAGAAGGTAGAATTCCAAAAAGAACCATTACAAAAATAGAACGTTTGTATGATGTGTCGGTAGTGGATACTCCGGCATATGATGCAACTAGTATATTCGCTCGATCTTTAGAATCTATGGAGTTGGAACTAAAGGCTATGGACTTAGCTGAGCAAGAACAAAAATCAAGTATTATTAAAAAACGAATCAAA